GGCGTCGTTTCAATATGTGGGACCGAAGCGCGGTGATGACGCGAGAAAATTCGGCGTGAAACTTTCATGAGATCGTCGTCAAAACATTATGACGCGGAATTGCATCCGCTGATCGCCCGGCTGGCGGCGCGGCATGGCATGAGCGATGGGAAAATCGCCGCGGCCATCGGCATCACGCGCGGGCAGTTGCGGCAGTGGACGGAACAATATCCGCCATTCGCCGCCGCCATCACGGAGGGAAAGGACCTGGCCGATCTGCGCGTGGCCGATGCCCTCTATCGCCGCGCGGTGGGGTTTAACTACACGCAGACCGAGATCATGAAAGAGGGGAACAAGGACAGGATCAAGAAAATCACGCGATATCTTCCACCCGATCCGCAGGCGGCCATCTTCTGGCTGAAGAACCGGCGCCCGGATTTGTGGCGGCACAAACAGCCGCCGGCGCGACAGGAAGAATTGAGAATCCGTTTTCGTCCGCCCTGGGGAGGAACCATCCGCCAGAATGAACCGCCGAATGCAGCTTAATGTTCTTCGTGACGCAGACCTGTTCATCCCCTATCGCGGCGGACAGGCGGAATTTCTGGATGATTACGAGCATCGCTGCGTTGCGTTCATCGGCGGGTGGGGAAGCGGAAAGACCTGGGCAGGCGCGAGAAAACTGGTCAATCTGCACGTGATCAATTCGTCGGATGATCGTGGCAGACCGACGGGCGTGAAGGGATTGACGATCGCGCCGACCTATCAACTGGCGCTGACGGTCAACGTGCCGGAGATCGGGCGGGCGTTGAGCGAAGCGGGATTGACCTACCGATTTTCGGGCGACGGGCGGCATTTTTGTTTCACCGTCAACGAACTGAGCACGGACGATCAGCCGAGCCAGATCCTGGTGCGATCGGCGGAGCGGGCGGATCGGTTTGCGGGTTTTGAAGTCGGGCATTTGTGGGGCGACGAAGCCGGGCGATGGAAAACGGACGCGGCCGATCTGATCGGCGATGTGATGTTGCAGGCCGAAGGGCGATTGCGGTCGCCAAAGGCGCGGATTTGTCAGGCGTGCTACACCTTCACACATGAAGGGGATTGCACTCGCGTCTATGAGCGATTTGAAATGGCCGGCGCGGCAGGAGGGGACGATGCGTCGATCGCGGTTTATCGCGCGATGACGGACGACAATCCGCTGATGCGCGAGTATGCGCGGCACAAGCGGCTGACGTTACCGCCGCTGCTGGCGGCGCAGTATCTGGACGGACGGGCGATCAGCCTGCGCGGCAACGCTGTCTATCCGGTATTCGATCCGCGTCAGCACTTGGATGCGAGCCTGACGCTGGCCGACGATTTGCCTCTGCATTTATCGATGGATTTCAACATCGAACCGGGCATGCATGGTGTGCTGGGGCAATTCATGCAGCAGGAACAATCGTTGACCGCAGTGCACGAAATTCACGAGCCGCGCATGGACGTACGGCGAATGCTGGCGGCGCTAAGGGACTTGATCGAACGGGAATATGGCGGATGGCGCTGGCCGAAACTGGCGCTGTTCGGCGACGCCACCGGCCGCGGCAAATGGGCCGGGACGGGCCAGTCCTGCTGGGACATGGTGCGCGAAGGATTGCGACTGGCCGATCTGCCGTTTTCGCTCCATGTGCCGCGGGCCAATCCATCGGTTTCCGATCGGGTCAATGCGTTCAATTGCGCCCTGTGGGGAATGGACGGCCGCGTGCGATACAGACTGCATCCGCGATGCAAGTTGTTGATGCGCGATTTGCGCGAGATGAAATGGAGCGACGGCGAACTGGACAAGCGCGACCGATCGTTGAGTCACGCGTCGGACGCGGATGGGTATCGCGTTTTTGAACTGCTGCCGATCCGCCGCGCCGAAAAAATCGCGCGGGCGGGAACTGTGGGATTTTCGGACTGATTCTGAACCGGGATTTTTCTATGGCAAACAGACTGCATCGCATTTTCGGCCGTGCCGCGCGCCTGCTGGGCGTGAAGACCGGCATTCAAAAGCGCGGCGACGCCCTCAGCCTGCCCGGTTCGGCTAATTCCTCGCTGCCCGGGTTTACGCCGCCGGCGGCGGGGACGTTCGATACCTACCGGCGAATGAGTTCGCATCCGACCATCGCTTTGGTGCGGTCGATCGTGACCTCGCCGGTCTTCTGCAATGAATGGGACTGGGTCGCGCGGCCAGGGACGCCGGCCAGGTGGGTGGATTTGGCGCGGGAGGTGATTGGGCCGCTACGGTCAACGCTGATGCGCGATGGATTGCGGGCGCTGGATTTCGGCTTTTATGCCGGTGAGATCGTCTGGCAGGAGACCGGCGGGCAGTGGATCATCGATCGCGTCAAGCCGCTGATGCCGGATATCACCACGATTCTCACGGACGCTGGCGGAAATTTTGCCGGGTTTGAAAACCGGTCCGGCGATGCCGATCCGGTGCGGTTGCACGTGGCTGATGGCAAGGCGTTTCTGTGGAGTTATGACGCCGAAGCGGGAAATTTATACGGCCGCAGCCGGCATGAAAATGTGCGCGAGCGGGCGTGGGGACCGGCGTTGCAGGTGTCGGACCGGCTGGCGCAATACCTCAAGAAAATCGCGGGACTGGTGATTCAGTTGCATTACCCGGAAGGGACCAGCCGCGACCAGGCCGGCGCCGAGCGAAGCAACGATTATCTGGCCCAGCAGATTCTCGAAGCCGTTTCGGCCGGGCGAAGCGTGCGGTTGCCGAATCTCTTTGCCTCGGTCGCGGCTGACGGCGGCGATCCGCGGGCGCTGGAAAGCGCGGCGCTGCTGGCGGGAAAGAGCCAGTGGGTGTTGTCGGCGTTTGAAGTAGCCGGCGATCACACGCGCGGTTTGCTGGCGGCACTGGACTATTTCGACAAGCTGATGTTCCGCGGCTGGCTGCGGCCGGAGCGCGTGGGGCTGGAGGCGCAACACGGCACCAAAGCCGACGCGATGGTGCATACGGACACGGGCGAACTCGACAGCGCCATGATCGACGCCGACTTCGCCGACGCGGTCACGCAAGGCTTGGTCAATCCGCTCCTGGTGGCCAATTTTGGTTTGCAGGCGCGCAACGCGGTGCGAATCTCGCCCAATCCGCTGGTGGATATCACGGCGGAACGAAATCTCCGCGTCGTTCAGGCAATTCTCGGCAATTCCAACACCGCAGGCACTGTGGTTTCGCGCATCGATCTCAATGCCTTGCTGACCGATCTGCAACTTCCACTGGTTAAATCATGAACCTGATTCACCTTTCCTTTCCCGGCGGCGCGACTGCGCCCGATTTGAAACATCGCCCGAAAACGATCGGCGGGCAGCGGTGCGTTTATCTGTGGAAAGACATCATTCGCGTGGGGCAATATCGCCATCCGCGGCGGCGGTTCACCGTGCTGGTGGATCGGCGGCGGATCGATCAATGGGTGCGCACGTTCCGGCGAATGACCGGCAACGGCGTGAAGGTGCATATTCCGGCCGATCACTCGGATCGCGCGGCGGATAACCGCGGGTTTGTGCTGGCGATGAAGCGGTCGGGCGATCGGCTGATGGCGCTGTGCCAGTTTATCGGCGAGGACGCGGCGCGAGACGCGGCGCGGAACCAGGTCTCCATTGGCATTGCGCCGCGCTATGTGGACGGACAAAACCGTCATTATCCCGACGCGATCGTTCACGTCGCCCTGACGCCGGTGCCGGTGGTGACCGGGCAGGGACTTTTCATGCCTGTCGAAGCCGCCCAGCGCGCCGCGGGGCCGGGCGTATTGAAATTGGCCGCGGCACTTTCAGACGAAAGGAGCCTCATGGCTACCCGAATGTTGCCGTGCGACGACGAAACGCTCGCCGCCCTGCACTCACTGGTGCCGGGGCTGGAGCAGGCGGCCGACGATCAGAAGTTGCCGCATATTCTTCAGCACCTGCAATCTCTCAACGACGAAGAGGACGGCTCGGCGGCCCTGAGCCGCGGCGAAGATCAGCCGGTGGCGCATGAGCCGCCCGATGAACCGCTGGCCCGCGCCGCGCTGCTGGAGGCGGCCAAAACCAAGCGCGATCTGTGCGTGGAGCGCGGAGCGCTGACGCCGGCCGTGGCTGACGCGGTGCTGGCCGCATTGAGCGGCGACGTGCTGAAACTTTCGCGGCACGATCCGTCGCGCGCCGAGCGGCTGGCATTGTCGGTCCTCACGGCGCTGGCCGAAAACCGGCCTGGCGCATTCGGCGATCGCACCGGCCGGCAGCTTTCACCGCTGGTTCGCGCCGTCCCCGGCGAGGACCACGGCAAATCGGTCCCCCTTTACGAAAAGATGGCCGCCATCGCAGATGGCCAGTTGGTGGACCTGTAAAAGACAATTCCGGGTCCCTTTTCTTAACTCGCAACT